CTTCAAATGGAAGAAGACACAAAATCCCTGTTTTTTGGCTTTCTTATGGGCGCGTTTCTCGTAGGATTGATTTGGATTATATCATCTGTGATGATAAGCAACTACGAGAATTCCGGCTATGCGGAGAAACTCGTAATCAAATACCACTGCCCTGGCAAGGAATACGAGCGCAAACTGTTCCGCCAGTTGCTTGAAGTGAGTAACGTGGAGACCAACTTCATCGACAGGCAGTACAGTATGGACAAGCACCGCGTTGAACTTCGCTTAACAAACCCTTCAAGGAATCCCAATGACAATTGACATCGAGTATTCCACCTACATGGAGATAGTGGCGGACATTATCTCCCTGATACAGATGAAGGAATTCGAGGGGCTTGACACCCAAAAGCAATGGGGCTTGCTCAAATGTCTCCGTGGCATAATGAAGAAACAATGTGGGGTTGTCTGTAACGTCAAGAAGGACACTTTGGGCGACTACTATGTTGAGAGAAAGGCATGACCTTGAAAAACCTGCCATTCAGAAAAGTCCGCATAGTGAGGAAAACGGACAAGGTTGAGTACAACGAAAACTCACCATTCAACAACTGGACGCATTCCGAATATGAAAAGAAACTTTGCAACATCGTGGCAAATGAAATGGGCAAGGACTTTGCATTTGGGGAGAAATACTACAAGAAATACCAAGACAGGTTGGCAAAGTACAGAAAGACCAAGAAAAATCCCGGAAAGAGAATGAAGCTTGAACACTTCAAGTGGTATGTAGTGGATGCTTCAACGGATGAAACCATAGAGGGATTTGACAGCATTGAACAGGCGAAAAGGTTTTGCATCAAGAACGATTACGACTTTGGACTTTATTGATAGGAGAAAAGAATGTCAGCATACTATCCTGATTTTCAAGAATATGAAACTGAAAACAACCACAAGCCATTCTGGTCAAATTGCCTCATACAGGCAATTAAGCACTATTGGAAAAACCCAGAGAACGTTGATTTCATTGTCATAAGCGGACCACGCGGCTTCCATGTGATGTGGCTTGACAAAAAGGACAAGAAGATACGCCATTTCACGCACAGACGTATGACAGGCAGGTTTTCAAGTCTTTGGTTCAAGGGAACTATTGAGATAGTGGAATACGATGCATTGAAGGAATGGTGCGAGAAACACCACGTAAAGTTCAACGTGGAAAGACCATAAAACAAAAGATGGCTGGATTTTTCATCCAACCATCTTTTTGCATTTGACCAATCAAACGTTGGATTAGCCAATGAGACCACTACGGTGGCTGAAGTTAGAGTCGGAAGAATCCGTCGCGTCACCGAAGAAGGTGCGGTTGGAGTTTCCAAGGCTGTAACCCTGGTCGAAGCCCGTGAACTTGATGAGAGAATAGAAGTTCTCAGCATCGTATGGGTTGTCAACCAAGCCATAGCGGGTACGTGCGCCAATCACGCTGAGGCCGTTCTCAGGCTTGATAGCCTTGTAGAGGGTCACAGGGATGTATGGGCAGTAGATGATACCACTGTCACCGGCGTGAGTTCCCTTGTAGCCAACGAGGGCGTAGGAACCGAACGTGTTGGTGTCGCGGACGAGCAACTGACGGCCATCGTTGATGAGACCTTCCTTCGTCATTGCTCCGATTGCGGAAGCAGGAACAGAAGGCATCGTCTTGCCATCGCTGACGAGCTTGGATGTGCCAAGCTGCTGCAAGCAAGAGCAGACCGTTGTGGAAGCAAGAACGAAGTTACCTGCGCCACGGCGGGTCTTGATGGAGATCTCGTTAGCCTCACGGGTCACGAAGGTCAACATCGCGGCGATACGGCCCATCTGGTCAAGACCATCGAGCTTGGAAACGTCAAGAACCTTGCTGTCCTTCCAAGCGGCGAGAATCATGGACTCCTTGATCTGCTGGTCGATTTCAGCGCCAATCTGATAGGAAATGAGGTTGGTCATCTCCGTCTCAAGGTCAATACCCTGCATTGCCTCCAAGTCCTCGGCGTCCTCTGGTGTCCACTCGGAACCCAGCTTACGGGTCTCGGCGGCGACCAGACGCTTCTCGAACTTGATGGTAGCCTGAGGATACGTGTTGTTCCTCCAGTGACCGAAGGTTGGGTCAATGTCGCCAGAAGCGCCGGCATAACCCTTGGCATAACCACCAGCTCCATTTCCATAAGGATAATCTTTACCATCAATGCCAGTGTAAGTGCCATCGGTTCCCCTTGCAAAGCCCTCGCCATTGCCCGTAGCAACGCCACGGCCAGACTGAGAACCATACTGACCATTCAAGAACGCGCCGATTTCATCAAGCGGACCATTCTCTCTGTAGAGCTTGTTCATGAGGTTGGCTTCCTTCTCCTCATCGTTATTGCCATAACCCTTCACTGCGGTCTTGGATGCGACGTCGCCCGTGAAGATGCTCTGGTTGGCACGACCCTTGTTGCCGTAGCCGAATTCATATCCCTGAGGAAGACCAACGCGCTCTGGGTTAGCAGCAACTGCACGAAGAGCCATGACAAGTCCCGTAGGACCGGTCATCGCCTGGACTCCGACGAGTTCGTGAGCCATGAGGGTTGGGAAAATACGGCGGAGCATAGGCATCACAACGTTAGGAAGGATGTAGTCGTTCGCCGTCAACACGCCCTGACCAGAAATAGGAGCATTGTAGGTAGGATGACGTGCATCGAGGTTGTTCGTGTTGGAAGGAGCGGCCTCCGTGAAGAGACCCTTCTTGCAGAACTCCTTGCGGGTGTTCTCAAGGCACTGCGCAACCACGAGCTTCTTCTCGACGCTCTCAATTGGCGCACCCTTTTCAAGAATCGGCGCCCAACGCTTGAGCAGCTTCTTCTGATAATCTGAGTTTGTCTTAAACATGTTAGTTTACCTGTTTGTTATTTGCTTTGGTGTGAAGTATGTCAGAGACGGTCCATCCAGTTCTGCATCTGTTCGTTGCTGATTACGTCATTGTCCATATCAATGTCCACGAACGAATCATCCAGCATTGAGCCAGACACTTCCTGTTCGGAACCACCACTTTCTCCGACAATAGTTTCACCTGAAATCTGTTCTTTCTTGGTCGTTTCATTCACGTTGACTTTCGCCACCGGAATCGCCTGGACCGTCCTCATTGCGTCCCTTTTCTCCTGTACCATGGACAGCACCTTTTGGAAGTTCTCATCTATCTCGGCCCGCGACCTTGCGTTTTGAAAATGTTTTCTGAGAAGAGTTGCCTCGTACTTCGGATAACTTGCTATCTTCTGTTCCAAATAGAACTTCAACGCTTCGTTTTTCCTCTTTTCCTCAATCGTCTCGTTTACCTTCTTGCTCTCTTCAACTTTCTTCTGAAGCCCCTGAACGTCCTTTACCAACTCCAGGTTCTTCTTCGTGCTTTCAACTATCTGTTTTTCCTTCGCATCTATCGTCATTTGCATCTGCTTGACCTTCTTCTCCAGTTCGTCAATCTTCTTTGTACTCTCGTTCAACGATGCAACCTTCTCAGAAATCTGCTTTGCCTGCGTCTCAATCAGGGTCTTGGTGGACTTCAGCATTTTCGCGCTTTCGTTCGCCACCTTTTCAACCTGCTCGTCAGCCCTGTATCCAACGCATTCCTTGATGGTTTCCACGCAGCCCTCCAGCTTCTTCATCCTCGCATAGTCCAGCACCTGGGGGATTTCCTTCTTCAACTGCTCAATCCTGCTTTCCACCATCGCGTTGACTTTTTCAATCGTAGCCTCGGAAACAACATTGTCCGTAACCTTGCTCTCGGCTTCCTTCACCAATTGATCCTTCTTCGCCAAAATCTGCTCGGTCACTTCGCAGCACCTCTTCTCCGTGGATTCCTCAACCGTCTCAACAAGGCTTTCAATGGCATACGCCTGAGCCTTTGTCAAGGGTTGCCCATTCTCCTTGAGAATGGTTGAAATCCCATCATATATCTTTTGCGTTGTTTCAGAGACTTTCATTGAATAACCAACTTTCTTTTTAGATACTATCTATATTTACGCAAATATGTTCAAAAACTTGTATGCGTTTTACAAAAATCTCGTAAAAATCCTCTGAATGGTAAATAACGTTTGAGAAATCTGAAAGGTATCACCAGACATGAG